AGAAAGGAAATAATCAAGCAGATGGAACCGCTATTTCAGCTTCTTTAACTTCAGGAGCTATTGAGATTGCCGATGGTGATAACTTTATGTCTGTTAGTAAATTTGTTCCTGATTTTACGAATTTATCTAAAGAATTAACCATTACAATGACATTGGAAGATTATCCTCAATCCACTACATCTCAGACTACTACAGGTAATGTTAGTAGCACAACCCAGAAAATTAATGTAAGAGGGAGAGGAAGATCCGTTAAATTAAATTTTGCTACAGATGTAGTTGATGAAACAAACTGGAGACTAGGCTCAATGAAATTACAACTTAGACCAGATGGTAGAAGATAATGGCTAAAATCACTATAACACGCTTACCAAACGCAACGGCACAATACGAACCTTCTCAAATTGATCAGATAATGAGATTATTAGAACAATTAATTTTATCTCTTAATACTTCTTATGCGCAGGATATAAAAGAAGAGTCTTCAGGAAGGAGTTGGTTCATTGGCTGATACTTTTGTAAACGCGGGGTATGATGTTATTAATACCAATTTAAATGCTATTTATACGGTACCCACTGGTTCTGTAGGTGTCGTAGGTACACCCCCTACTTTCCCAACAACGGCTGTTATTAAGTCAATTGTAGTTGCTAGTGATTCAGCAAATGCTACTTTAGTAGATTTAAAATGGACCGATACAAGTGCTTCATCTACTTTTGTTTTATATAATCAAAAAAGTATTACAGCAAATAATACCGTAGAATTATTAACTCAGCCTTTAGTTTTAGAAGAAAGTGATATATTATACTTACAAGCAAATGCTTCTAACCAAGTACATGTTACAGTATCTGCTTTAGAAATTACAAAAGGAGATCTATAATCGATTTACATTCTTTATTTATTACTCCCGTCTTTTCTATAAATTTAGCAGGGTATGAAGATCTTGTGCAAGAGATTAAATCTTTACAACAAAAAGAACCTCAAACTATTAAGGGAAAAAGCACAAAAGGAGGATGGCATAGTCATGATTATCTTCATGAAGATGAAAAATTTAGTACCTTAAAATCAGAAATTGTTAATTTGTCGCAAGAAGCAATGAATCATTTATCAGTTGAAGATTATATGACTCCATCTATGACAGGTATGTGGGCCGTGGTCAATGGTCCAGGAAGCAGTAATCGTCTTCACAATCACCCTTATAATTATCTCTCAGGCGTCTTTTATTTACAGGTGCCTCGTGATAGCGGAGCTCTTGTTTTTCATGATCCTAGACCCCAATCTGAGGTATTATCACCCCCCAAAAAGAGAGGCGAAACCATATATACAAGTAGCCGTGTTTCATGGTCCCCGAAACCTAACGACATACTTTTTTTCCCGTCATGGCTAAATCATGAAGTAGAAGAAAATAATTCCAATGAAGAGAGAATTATATTAAGTTTTAATATAGAATTAAAAAGGAGAATGGATGCCTAAAATTATTGAAGAAGCTAAACAACTTGGAACCGTAAAATTAAATGATGGTAGAGAAGTACCTAGATTAAGTTGTAGATCTGAGACTACTATTACGAATACCAAAACTGGGTATGAATATTCATCAGAAGAAGAAGTTCAAAAAGATATTGATAATAGTGAAACAGAAACTAAGGAAGACCATATACGAAGAGACGTCAAAATTTTTGCTCCTAAATTACAAGATTTGATTGCACCTTCTAAAAAGAATTAAGCACTACAGGCTTCGCACTCTACATCAGAATCTAAACCCTTTAATATTACTTGTTCATCCGAAGTATTATGACACGAGCATCCTTGAAGATGTCTTGTAAAGGCATCACTTAATCTTTCTTTTTCTCTTTCTAATTGTAATAAACGTTCGTGATATCTACTCACCTTATCTACAAGGGTAGCTATAGCCTTCAATACTTCTTGATTTTCCATAATATCTCCTGATTTTTAAATTTTGGGTGAGATCTAATTTAAACACGTCTGTCATAATTATCAAGTAATCTTTTTATAATTGTTTTCTTGACATCAAATACATGGTATGAAAGAGAAAGAAAAAAGAATGACAGACTTTATTAGAATTTTTGATGGTGTTGGAACTGAATCTTTTTGTAATAAAGTATTAGATCATTTTAAAAAAGTTCAAACTATTAATAGAGTTGATGTTATTGGTTCACCAATGACTATGGATAATAAAGTTTATTTTCTACAAAACGAAAAAGATTCAACATTATTATCTTTTAATGGTGAGTTAATGGATGAATTTACTAAAGCAATTAGTCCACCTTTTGAAATTTATAAAAAAGAAAATACAATCTTACAAGAAGGTTTAGAACAATATGCTTTAAATACAGATATAAAATTACAGAGAACAATACCAGGAGAAGGATATCATGCTTGGCATTGTGAATCATCTGGATTGTCTACAGCTAGAAGAGTTTTGTTAGTCTTCATGTATTTAAATAATTGTGAAGAAGGTGGAGAAACAGAGTTTTTATATCAACATAAAAGAATTGAACCAAAGCGTGGCAGACTTGTTTTTGCTCCTGCCTATTGGACACATATTCATAGAGGAAACCCTCCTTTAAAAGGAGAAAAATTTATGATAAATGGATGGATAGAATTTGTAAAATGAGATCTCAAACAACAATTTTTGGAAGAATAGTTAAATGTTATAATTTATCTATTGATAAAATTAATAAGTTAAATTTTAAATACGAAAAAGAAAAAGAAAAACTTAATTCTTTTAATCATAGATTAGCTGGAAGATTAGACTCAGAATTAGAATTTACTAATATACTACAAAGCACAGATATATTTGAAGATATTGTAGCATGTATGCACGATTATATTGCAACTTTAACTCAAGTAAATTTAGGAACAGGAAACCAACATTTGGATATACTTAGTTGTTGGGTAAATGATATGAAAGAAGGAGAATACAATCCACCACATACTCATCATGATTTAACAGGGTGGTCTACTGTATTGTTTTTAAAAATCCCTGAGTTTAAAAATGACACTGGTAAAAATATACATAAATTTAAAGATGGGCAGTTAGGATTTACATCGGCAGATGGTATAGGCACAGTTTATATGACTCCTAAAACAGGGGATTTTTATATATTTGAAGCAAAGCATCAACATTTTGTAATGCCATTTAAAGTAAAAAATAAAGGAGAAATTAGAAGATCAATGTCTTTTAATTTTGTTGAAAAAGATGTTAAATAAAAAAATAACTTTTTGTGCCAGTAACAAAGATATGTTATCTGTTTGGCCACATCCCAAACCAGCCTCTCATTTTATACCACAAGAATATAAAAAACTTTCTAGATTTAATGAAAATAATTTACACAAACCAACAGTTAAAACTTGTATGCCTTTTTTAGATTCATTAACAGCAGGGTACATTATACCTTTTGATCAAGATTATATAGTGGATTCTGTAGAAAATGATTTTACAGTACTACCAGCAAACAAAGAGTCAGAGGATTTTGGTTTTCATAACAAAGCACAACTACCTGAAAAATGGCACAAAACGACGGGAGAGAATGCCGGTAAGTTTCATAACAAGTGGTTGGTTAAAACTCCACCAGGCTATAGTTGTTTGTTTATAAAACCTATGAACAGAATAGAATCTAGATTTGAAATTATATCTGGTGTTGTAGATACCGACACATATATTAGTTTAATTAATTTTCCTTTTATTTTACATAAAAGAAATAAACAATTTATCATTAAAAAAGGAGAACCTATGGTGCAAGTAATTCCTTTTAAAAGGGAGTCTTGGAAAATATGGTCTGGTTTTTATTTAGAAAAATTGCACCGTAAAACTTTAAACCTTATTAATAGTGAGTGGATGGATAGGTATAAAAAGTTTTTTTGGAGTAAGAAAAGTTTTAAATGAAACCAATTACAGAATATATTTTAAATATTGAAAACGTTTTATCCGATGAGATTTGTGATAAAATCTGTAATAATCTTGGTACAAATTATTTTGAAAGAGCGACAACAGGAGATAATGTAGAAGATATAAGCGAAAGAAATTGTCATTATAAAAGATTAAATAAAGAATATGATAAATATTTATATGAAGCTGTAGGTAAAATTCTTGTGACTTATAAAAATAAACATCCTCATTTTGTAACAGGTCTTTCTATAGAAGATACTGGGTATGATCATTTATTATATAAAGGATCAGAAAACGGAGAATATAAAATGCATACCGATCATTATGATTTAGCTCCTAGAGTTTTAAGTATTTCATTTATTTTAAATGATAATTATGACGGAGGTGATTTTGTTTTCTTTGAAGATAAATCTTACACAGTTACAAAAAAGAAAGGTAGCGCTGTAGTTTTCCCTAGTAATTTTTGTTTTCCTCATGCTGTAGTTCCAGTTTCAAATGGTGATAGACACTCTATAATTACATGGATACGTTAGAAAAAAACAAATATAAATATATTAAAAATTTATTATCAAATGATTTAGTAGAATTTTTATCATCAAGAAGTTTAAATGTGGCGTCAAAAGGTTCTAATATACCTGATCTGTTCATAGGTTCTAATATACCTGATGCTTATGTCTCTTTATCACAATCTTTTCATTCATGTAAATCAGAAATATACTATCACATTACACATTTTCTTTTACCTAAAATAGAAAAAGAAACAAATTTAAAACTTAAACCTATTTATTCTTTTAATAGAATTTATTTTTCAGGTGCAAATTTAGGAAAACACAAAGACAGACCTCAGTGTGAAATTAGTGTTTCCATAACATTAAAATATTTTTATGAAGATAAAAATTATAAATGGCCTTTATGTTTAGGAGATAAACCTATTGTAATAGAAAAAGGAGACGGTGTAATTTATAAAGGATGTGAAGTAGAGCATTGGAGACCTGTTTTTACACAGCCACAACAATGTTGGCATCATCAATTATTCATGCATTATGTAGATTTAGATGGACCTTATAAAGATCTCAAAGAAGAAGTTTACGAATAATTAGAATCGTAATCTCTCCAAGTTTCACTAGCAGTAGCCGTTCCTCCATTTTGTGCATTTACAAAACTTGTTTGTGCTGCTTCTATTTGACCTTTTCTTGTTTCTCCCCAAGTTAATAAATCAGCAACGGTAGTAGATCCAGAAACAACATCAGACGTTGCATTTAAATTAACATTTCCAGTCATATTACCTGTTGATGCATCTTTCTGTTGCACTTCATTTTGCCCAGTTAAATTATTCCAAATAACATAATGAATAGTATTAGATAATGTAGGGATTGAATTTCCTTTATCAGCCCAAGAAATTTTATAATTTCCGTCGAGTGTTATAGACTCTCCATTTGCTATTACTATTTGTGTTGCCATTAATATCTCCTAATGCTTTATTATATAGTTAACCACCACGTATGGTGAAAATGAATTTGTACCTGCAGCAGTTACAGCTCCAGTTAAACTTGTTGTAACACTACCTGTCAATGTTCCTGATAAAGTATGACTGTGATTATGACCTGTTCCAGAACCTGTTGTTTGCATATGTTCAGTCAAAGCTGCAGCAGGCTGACCAAAATCACCAGCTTGGAAACATTGGTAACATAATCCTGCAAGTTGTGTTGGACCCGAAGGGTTCGGAGTAGTAAATGGAAGACCTACACCAGTGTGTTTATGTGATGCTAATTGAGCTTCCGTAAGTGATGTATTTGAAATACTTCCAGTTACAGTAACAGCTTGGTTATTAGTATTTGTCGCAGCTTGGTTATTAGTTACAGCTACTGTAACGGTATTAGCTCCTCCAGTTCCTGCCATGTTATAAGTATTACCATCATAACCTTGTGGCAGTTTACCTTGAAGTTGAGGAACATTAAATGTTGTTGAGCCGTTTCCTGCACCATAAGTTGTAGAAATAATTGCAAATAAATCTGCATAATCTGTTCTTGAAACTGCTGTACCATCACATAATAAATAACCTGCGGGTGCTGTCGCTTTAGTCCAAGGCTTAATTGCGCCTACTTCACTTCTGTTTGTTATATCTTGTAAGTTAGCCATTAGTCGTTATATTTCAACCTCCACCCATTAGTTGAATCGTAATATACCAGAGCTATACCAGCATTGTTAGTGCTAATTGTTAAATCTGATGCAGCGCCCTGAATTTTTTCAGAGTTACGACCAACTGTAATGTTATAAGTAGCAGCACTACCTGTGCCATCTACAATTTTTACCTGATCTCCTATCGTCGGAGATGCAGGAAGAGTTACTGTTACAACTGCTGCTGAACAATCTACAAAAATATTGTCACCAGAAGAAGCTGTGTAAGGAGAATCAGAATTGTCTTTTTCAATCCATGCTTCACCTAATCCAGCTAGAGAAAATATATCATACCAATTTGTCCCGTCAGTAGCAACTAAACGGTATTTACCGTTTGTAATAGTAACGGTATTACCTGTTGCCCCTAGCCTTGCAGATATGTCTGCACCGCCTGAAATATTATTGTAAAGTCCGTATGTCTTTGCAGTAGCTGGGAATTGAACAGTATGAGTTGTCGATACAGTTCCACTAAATAATAAGGTATTTTGTCTAGCTTGATTGTTTGCTTGAGTTTGAGGACCATCACCATTTGTTAAAGTAGTTGACGTTCCTGTTGTAATTGCGGGTACAGCATAAACACCAGCAATAGCATATTCAAAAACCTGAGAAAAATTGTTATTGGTAATGGTGCCCCAAGTACCTGAATTTGCTCCTGTGGTTTGTAGTTCTATTCTTAAACCTGTTGAATATGTTGACATTTAATCTCCTAATAAAGTTTTATTGAATAATATAAAGTTTGTCAAAACTTTTATGCAGCCTTGTGAACTTGTGTCCAACTCATAGAACTGTTAGAATCATCAACTTCCGACCAAAAGATCCCGCCTAATGTTCCAGTACTACTTGTAGCAGAAACGCCAGTTAATGTAAAGGATACATCGATTTGAATATTTACTGTTCCTACTGCTGTAGTGGCTTCCTCACTTGGAGCCATATAGCTAGTTTCTTGCGTAGCATCTCCTTCGCTAGCAGTAGCAGAAACTCCTGTAACAAAAATAGAGGTTAATACATCACCCACGGATGAAGTAGCAAGTTGACCTGCTGGTTCTACTGTAGGGCTAATAGCTATAGAAACTGATCCCGTATATGAATCTAATTCAGGTTCTGAAGCTGCTACAATAGTTATTCCCGCATCTCCTGTAATTGAATATGTTCCAATAGATGTTGTTAAACCATTAGCTGTCGGTGAAAGTATTTGATCGGTAGTTACCGTTGATCCTGTTCCACTTGTTGCTGTTAAATCTTCTCCTGTTAGCGCATAAGATCCGCCAGAAGCACCCCATTGTTGATCTCCCCAACCAATAGCGGCTCCTGTAGTAATATCTTTAGATCTATTCCATCCTGCTCTTATTTCTACACTAGTAGTAACATCTCCTTCTGACGAAGTAGCGGATGTTCCTGTAATAGGGAAAATATAATCAGACTGTACAATGTACGTACCTATAGGTTGCCACTCTAATTCATTACCTCCAGGTGTTGCATTAGC